CCGTCTAAAGGACCTGATTCTGGCGTAGTCAATCCGGAAAGTGAGCCTCGTTATGCGCAGGGCGGTTTGGCCGCAGGCGGGCGGTATGTGGATGGCCCCGGATCAGGTCGAGATGACAAAATTCCGGCGTTGCTGAGCGATGGGGAATACGTGATTGATGCGGAGACTCTGGCCTTATTGGGCGACGGTTCTCCCAAAGAGGGGGCAAAACGAATGGATAAGTTCCGTGCTAATATCCGCAAGCACAAGGGTAACGCCCTCTCGCGTGGCCGGATTAGTCCAAACGCAAAAGCGCCTAGTAAGTACATGGGCGGAGGGTTAACCTAATGGCAGAGACAACTCCAGATAAGCCGGCATCTGACACAAGCAAAAATTTCCTAGACTTTTTGTTTCAGGGAACTGCTCCGACGCCCGGGAGTGGAACAACCTCCACTCAAGTTCAACTGCCTGAATGGTATACCCAATATGTTACGGACATGCTGGGCCGTGCACAGGCCGTTGGCAATTTGCCGTATACGCCTTATGGCGGTCCCAGAATCGCCCCCTTTACCGAAACCGAAAAGGCTGGCTTTGAAGCCATCAAGAAGGGGGCAGGCGCTTATAAGCCGTTCCTTTCTCAAGCCGGTGAGGCGCTAGGGAGAGCAGGTGACATTAGTGGAATGGGGGCAGCGGCTGGAGATCTAAGCCGAGCGGCTTCCATGAGCGGAGCGGGGGCGGCAAAACCGTTTTTTTCTGATGCAGCAAGTATGTCTGCCGCAGGTGCCGCGTCGCCTTACTTTAAGACTGGCGTTTCAGCCATTGAAAGAGGCGGTGCAGGGTCATCTGTTGCGGCGGCGCAACCGTATTTGTCACAGGCTGCTCAGAGATTCCCGGGCGCTGTTCAAGAATACATGAGCCCGTATATCAGCGGAGTAGTGGAGAGAATTGGTGACATTGGCGCTCGGCAGCTTCGTGAGAAATATCTGCCGGAAGTAGGCCGGGAGTTTATCCAAGCCGGTCAGTTTGGCATCGGCCCCGGCAGCACCCGCATGGGCGAATTTGGTGCACGGGCATTGCGTGACGTTCAAGAAGCCGTGCTGGGTGAACAGTCCAAGGCGCTTCAGGCGGGTTACGGTCAGGCGGCGGAGATCTTTGGTCGAGACGTAGATCGGGCGGCAGCACTTGCCGGTACCGTTGGCAAGTTGAGTGCCGATGACTATTCCCGTCTGCTCGAAAGCGGATCAAAGGTAGCGGAGATTGGCGCAAGGCTTGGTCAGTTGACCTCTGACGATGCGTCAAAGCTGCTTGAAATTGGCAAGGCAACGGGATCGCTCACGGCTCAGGATGCTGAACTTTTGGCGCGCATTGGCGAAACCAAGGGTCGTCTTTCGCTGGAAGATGCGAAGAACCTTCAAGACTTATCCAGAAAGTATCTTGAAACGGCAGAGACTTCTCAGGAACTTGGTGTTCGCGAAGGCACCGCACTGGCTGGAGTTGGCGAAAAAGAACGCGCCATGGATCAAAAGAATCTGGAACTGGCGTATCAAGACTTCTTGACTCAGCAGGGATACCCGGCGGAACAGGTTAAGTTCTTGGCTTCTATCTTGAGCGGTATTGAATTGCCACAGACCTCAATTACGCAAAGGACCGACATGCCAGCGATGCCGGGAAGCGCATCGAATGTTGAGAAGCTTTTGGGCGGCGCAAGCGGTATAGATTGGTTGATTGAAACATTTAAAAAGTACTTCCCTTCTGGGGAAACGTCTAAAGAAGAAAAGCCTAAAGGTTCTTGATAAAGGTCCGGGTAATTTCTGGAGATCCGTGACATGGATGATTACGAAATGGATGAAGAGCTTGGATTAGGCGGCCTTACCCCAGAAGAAGAGGGGGAAGAGACGGCTAACATTACAACCGCTGCAAGTCGTGGCGCGTTGATGTTTGGTGCGCCTGACATTCAATCCAAGTATGGTGAAGCCTTAAAAAAGTATGAAACTTCTACCCAAGAAGTTTTAAAACAAATTTCCGCTGCTAGAGATCGGCTTTTAAAACAACCAACAGAGCAATCCAAAAGCGAACAACTTCGCAGCCTTGCAATGGCTTTGGCTGCGCCACGCGAAAGAGACGATCCGCGCTTTTACGAGCGTCGAAACCTTTACACGTTCTTGCGTGACGTAGGCGAGTACGGCGCTGCCCAGAAGAAGGCAGAGAAAGAAGCTGTAACTAAACGCGAAGAAGATCTTGCTAAGTTGGACGAGCTTAAAGCTAGGTACGAGCAACAGGCTGCGCTTGGGTTACTTGAGAAGCTTGGGCCTGCGTATCGGGAATCGATAAAGAAACCGACCGAAAGATCTCTTCAGGCTGATGCACAAAAGATTATTGACCTTCAATCAATTATTGACGATCCAAATAGATCTGAGTCTGAAAAGTCTGCGGCCAAAAGACAAATTGATGCTATTGGAAAAACCACTTCTCCTGAAGATAGAAGTGTTTTAGGTCAAATTGTTAAAGCAAAACAAATGCTTAAATCTAATAACCCAGATGAAGTTAGAGCGGCTCAACTTTTTCTTAAAAAATATGACGTAAAAGGAAAGCCGTCTGTTACTGTTCCTCAAGCAAGACGAGATAAAATGATTGCTAATGCTAAAGCATTTCTTGCAACGGTTAATGAGAGAGAAAGAGCTGCTGCATTTGCTGCGCCGTATCCAAATGAAAGACAAAGACAAATTATAGATGCTGTAAAACTTTCCAAAGAGCCGACATATTCAGAAATTTCGTCTCAAGGTGGATTTTCAGCAGAGCTTATTGAAGACGAAGGTGAAGAGTAAGGAGCGCCCCTCATGGCAGGATATGTTGTTACCGGGCCAGATGGTAAACGGTATCGTGTCAATGTTCCTGAGGGCGCGTCTCAGCAGGATGCTATTGATTACGTAAAAAGCACTTACTACTCCGGTAAACCTCCAGCTGAGCAATCTGCTGTTGCCAAGCCAAGAGAGGAACCCCCTCCGGCAGCGCCGCCTGCTGAAGATGCGGATTATTTGCAAAGCCCGCTTGCTTCTATTGTTCCAAAGCCTACTGTGGCTAGGCCACCCGCACCTGCGCCAACGTTTGCAGAGCGTGCATTAAAGCCTATTACAAGTTATCCGGAAGTTTACAAACGCACTGTTGAAGAAAACGTTGCCTTGGCGAGAGAGGGTGCGCGTCAACTTGTTGAAGATGAAACCGCGCTTGGTAAAACAGTGGGTCTTCTTAAAACCGTTGGCGGCGGCATTACTTCCGTATTGTCTCCAGTTGAGGCGGCGATTGAGACGGTAGTTGCGGAACCAGTTTCAGAAGTCAGCGCCGGTACAATCCCTAAGGAAACTATTCAAACGGCAACGGAACTTGCTATTCCTTTTGCGCCTAAATCAAAACTTGTTAAGCAAGGCGCACGCACGATTGAGGACATGACCAAAATTGACCCGGCTTACGCATCGGCTGTCAAACAGACTGAGCGTGCGGCTGAGGCAGAGGTCAGGGCTTCCACCATGGGGCCGAAGCCTACAGTTGAGGATCTTAAAGGCGGAATTGCCTCTAAGCCTATTCAGGTTTATCAAGAATACGTAGGCCGACCTGCCCTAGAGTTTGCCAAGCGCAATCCGCTTTCGGTGGCAACGGGAGCATCAGCCTCTGCGTTTGGTTTGGAAACTCTTGAAGAAGATGCCCCGGTCAGTGATCAAATCATGGCCGCAGCCTTGTATGGCTTAGCAGGATTTACCGGCGCTAAAGTCGCTAAGGGTACGCTTGGACAAATACCGCTTGGCGATAATAACGTAGCCGAATGGTTTTCTCGTGGCGTGATTGATAACTATGGACTGCCTCAGGACTATCTTGATGTCAAGGCAAACGCCAAGGTCTTTAAGAACCAGATGTCTGAAGACTTCTTGGATCTTGTGAAGGACGTTCGCAAACTTCCAGACAATGAACGAAAGGTTCTTTATTACTTGATGCAAGGCGAGGAAGTTCCAGTTGAATCTCTCGCTGCTTTAAATGATCAGGCTAGAGAAACCATTACCCGCTATGGGCAGAAGATGGTTGACGTTGGGCTGCTTAGTCCAGAGACGTTTAACAAAAACGCCGCAACATATTTGCATCGTGAATACACCACGAAACTAAAGCCAGAAAGCCTAATTAGCAGGGCCACTCAAAACCTCAGACTAATTGGCTCTGAGCTAAAGCCTCGTGGCGTCATTGTTGACGTTACTGAAGATGAATTACCTAAGTTTATTGAGCAGGGATGGGAACGTTTTGGCGATGCCAAGAGCGGAAAGATTCGTGTTCGTAGGCAATTGACCAAGGAAGAGCGTAAGGCAAAGGGCGAAATTGATGACGCTGCCTTTGCGATTGCCCGTACTGGTCAGTTGATGTCTAACGACATTGCGACTTACAAACTCTTTGATGACATTGCAAAGATGGATCAGTACGTGAGCGACGTACCCAAAGAAGGTTGGGAGCAAGTCACTACCGACAAACTTAAAGGAACAAACATCGCTCGCTTTGGAAATCTTGCTGGCAAGTACGTTGACCCTGTTGTCCTAAACGACCTGAAATCAATAGACTTTTCAAGAAACCTTTCTCGCAATCCCGCCTTTAAAACCTACCAAGATCTTTTGCGAGCTTGGAAAATTGGAAAGACCGCTTTAAATCCTGCGGTGCATGTCAACAACATCATGTCTAACTTCATGTTGTATGACTTATCTGGTTCTGACTATTCTTCTTTGGCTCGCGCTGCGACAGAACTTCGCAAAGGAGACAAGAGCGAGATTTACGAGCAGGCTAGAAAGTTAGGCGTGTTTGACGCTGGCTTCTCATCTCAAGAACTTGGTCGAGAAGGGTCCAAGATGTTAGATGAGATTGAGGCCATTAATCCGGCAACGGATACTGTGGATAAGATCTTTAGAGTAGCAAACGCTGGCTGGAAGAAAACCGGCGGCAAGGTTATTGATGCGTATCAAGGCGAAGACAGTATCTTTAGATTTGGCATCTTTATGGATCGCCTCAAAGCAGGCATGTCCCCAGAAGATGCTGCGGCTGAAGCCAAGAAATGGTTGATTGATTATGAAATCAATGCGCCGATTATTCAAACCATGCGTAACACTACGCATCCGTTCATTGCCTATAGCTATCGTGCCATCCCATTGCTGGCGGAATCTGTTGCGCTTCGTCCTTGGAAGTACGCCAAGTGGGCCGCGCTGGGACATGCCGTCAATGAGTACGGCGAAGCGGAAGGGACGGGCGATACGGAACTTGAGCGTAAGATGCTGCCCGAATCTCAAAAGGGTACATGGTTTGGCGTTCCGGGAATGCCCCCGACAATGATCAAACTTCCGACCGAAGAGCGATCAGAATACCTAGACGTTAAAAGATTCATTCCAGCCGGTGATGTGTTTGCCACAACCGAGGCGACGGGTAGACGCATTGAGTTTCTTCCACAGGCGCTTCAACCGGGTGGGCCTTTGTTTGATGCCTTTACCATTTTGCAAGAAGGGCGAGATCCATTTACGGGACGCGATCTACCGGGTCTTAACATTGGTGCTACCGAAGCCGAGATGCGTATGAACAATGCTGCAATTAAAGGCAGCAAATTTATTAGTTCGCTGCTCCCTAACCTCCCCGGCATACCCGGCGCTCCGGCAACGGAGAAATTTAAACGAGCAGAAGCGGAAGCAGAAAGCCCAACTCAAGTTCCTATTACGATGACCGATGCCGTGCTTCAAACCTTTGGCTTTAAGGTTACCCCGGTAGATGTAGATAAGCTGACGGTTCAGCAGCAGTTTGCCATGAAGCGCGAATACGATGCCTTGAATAAAAAGTACATGGACATTCAGCGTAAGTACGAACAGGGCATGATTTCTGAGGAAGAGTTTACTAAGGCTTCGGAAGACTTTACCCGTCGCATAGAAGGCGTAAACGAAAAGTACATGAAGCGAATGGCTCCTCCTGAAAAAAAAGCTAAAGGCGGTCCCATCTACTCTCATGCCGAACAGGACTTGCTAAGACGCTACTCAAGCAGGTAGAGTCAAGCCCATGAAAAAGCGGGAGAAGTACATCCCTGTCCAGATTGAGGATGGGAAGTGGTACCGCATGAGGGGTTACACGCACACGGAGTGCTGTGACTGTGCACTTGTACACAAGGAAGAGTTCCGCGTGGTAGACGGCCATATTGAATGGCGGGCTGTTAGGGATGACAAGGCTACGGAAAAACGCCGTAAGGAACTCGGCATCAAAATCACCAAGAAGTAATCATGCCCAAATACACAGACGATTCCGAGTTTATAGATGCTTGGAAACGGTTTAATAAAGCGAGCTTAATTGCCAAACACTTCAAGATGAATGTGAGATCCGTCTACGAAAGGCGACGGATAGTAGAGCAAAGGTACGGTATTTCTCTTGTAAGCGATCAAAAGAGCGTGCCTTCCAGTAGCATCAAAAACAAAATTGGGGACAGGCTCAACGAACTGGCCAAGATTCGGCAAGAGAAGTACGAAACCGAGATGTCTGATACGGTCACCGATGGCGTCGTGTTGATCGCCTCGGACTGTCATTATTGGCCCGGTATCGTGACCAAGGCGCATCAAGCCTTTTGTAAGTTAGCCAAGCAGCTTAGTCCGAAAATGGTGATCCTGAACGGGGACATCTTGGACGGCGCTCGCATCAGCCGCCATGCGCGGATCATGTGGGAAAAGCAGCCGCAGATGAAGGACGAGATCGCTGCCGTTCAAGACCGATGCGCAGAGATTGAGCGGGCTGCGGGTAAGGCCAAGTTGATCCGCACCATTGGTAACCACGATGCCCGGTTTGAGAACTACCTCTCCAGCCGCGTGGGCGAACTGGAAGAGATGACCGGCATGACCCTGCTCGACTATCTACCCCGCTGGCGTGCGGGATGGTGCGTGCATTTAAACAATCATACAGACGGTTGGACTACGATCCGGCATCGGCCTGTCGCGGGTGGCGTTCACTCGGCCTATAACAGCACCCTCAAGGCGGGCGTGTCCTACGTGCACGGGCACCTGCATAAGCTTCAGGTTACGCCGTGGGCGGATTACCGTGGCCGCAGGTACGGTGTCGATACCGGCACCATGGCTGAGCCGTATGGTCCGCAATTCAACTACACCGAAGCCGGTCCCGTTAACTGGGCCTCAGGTTTTGCGGTGCTGACATTCCACAAGGGCAAGCTCTTGCAGCCGGAACTCTGTGTGGTCGAGCACGGCGATGCGTGGTTTAGAGGGGTCAAGTTGTAATGCGCTGCGAGTCGTGTAAGCACTTCATCAAGACGTATGAAGGCGAGGGGTGGTGTTCACATCCCAAGTATTCTGGAATCGTGTTGACCTCATTCAACCAAGAGATCTGCCGGGGCAACGGCTACGTCAGGGGAAGCGAACCAGTTCGGATTCCTCAGTCTGCTGCTGAAGAGACTCCACGTAAGCCGTAATGATGGCTTCGATGAACTCATCAAACTGATCCGGCGTGAACTTCATAAAGTCGTAGACTCCCGTGGCCTCAATGAAGTGACCAGCGGCAGCGACCGCATCGTTGATGGCGACGACTTCTCTTGGTGATTTGTCGATCATGTAGGCATCCATACATTTGATTGAACAGAAACGTGCTTTGGTCCGTTGGTAATCAACTGGCACGCGAGAGCGAGGGTCGTATATCCATCCCCGTTCTTCCCGATGGCAGATCGGGCATAAACCTAAACTCCGTGATTTCGGTGTACTTTCCATTCTTACGAACCTTGATTTCAGCAGGCTTCAGCAGCGAGTCAGACTGAGCGATGGCTTCGGCTGTGCTCTTCGGTAATATCCCGGGACCGGCCATTCGACGCTGCCACCATTTGCGTGCCCTCTCCTGCGGATACCCCCGGTGGTCAAAGCAGATCCACTCGCGGTAAGTAATCAGCCCAGAGCGGTACTCGACTCGCATGCTGTCGGGGCTACCGGGCTTTTCATGGCGGCGGTAGTACACCGCGTTGACCTTGACCCACTCCTCTGGAATCGCAGCCGCCATCACAGGTAGCGTCGAAGCCGTGCGGTCGATCTTGATTTCACGAGGAGGCCAGATGTACCCGCAGTCCATGCACTCCATCGCTGCCGCATGAACGATGCTCTTGCACTCGGGGCAGGTCTTGGTGGGGGCTTCTCCTGCCTCATCGCTACGTCGCGGCTTCTTGGGATTGATGCGGTCCACTGGCCCATGTCGGGCGACGTTGCCTGCGAAGTCCAGCACCAAGCAGTCCTGCTTCCCATCGTGGTTACGCATGCCACGGCCCATGATCTGTACGTAGAGTCCAACGGACTGAGTAGGCCGGAGCAGCGCAATCAGGTCCACAGACGGCGCGTTAAAGCCCGTGGTGAGTACGCCCATAGAGGCCAGCGCCTGAATGCGCCCCGCCTTGAAGTCCGCCACAATGCGATCACGCTCGGCTTTAGGAGTATCCCCAAAGATCGTCTCGCAGGTTATCCCATGACTACGGACGAGATCGGCAATGTGGGTCGCGTGGGATACGCCTGCGCAGAAGAGCAGCCATGACTTACGCTGTTGCCCAAAAGCCACAATCTCTTTAACGGCAGCGCGGTTCACATCGTCCTTGTCTACCGCCCGCTCCAGTTCTCCGGCCACAAACTCGCCGCCTCGGGTGCTGACCCCGGTGACATCCAGCCGGGTCTTTGGTTCCTTGGAGACGAGCTTGGTTAGGTAGCCCTGCTTGACCATATCGGCCAAAGAAGCCTCGTAGGAGATGTCCGTAAAGAGGGCATCCTTACCGGAGCAAAGCAGCCCGCTGTCCAAGCGATATGGTGTAGCCGTCAACCCAATCACCCGCATGTGAGGGTTCATCACCTTCAGGGTCTTAAGGAACTTTTGGTACATCGTATTGGTCTTACGCGGAATAAGATGCGCTTCGTCGATAAGACACAAATCGACCTTCGTAAACTTGGTCGCGTGTTTGTGCACCGACTGTATCCCAGAGAATACGATTGACGGCTCAAAGTCGCGTTGATTTAAACCGGCTGAGTTGATGCCCGCGTTGGCCTCGGACCACAGTCGTTTTAGCTCGTCGTAGTTTTGCCTGATCAGTTCCCGTACGTGGGTCACGACCACGATCTTGCAGTCGCCCCAGTTGGTTAGCACCTGTCTACAAAATTCAGCAATGACGAAACTCTTGCCGGTGCCGGTGGGCAGAACGATCAGCGGATTGCCATCGTACTCTTTGAAGTATTTAAACGTGTACTCAATGGCTTCGTTTTGATAGGGGCGTAAAGTAATCACGAGTTAAGTCCTGACCTTGGCATTTTTTTCAGTATGTATTGAGCAAGTTTCTGTACTTCAAGAAATTCAGAAGTAGAGTTGCTAAGAAGCATGGCGTGTGCGTACACATCCAGCGCCTTCAATACCAAATACATTTCCTCATTAGAGAATGTGAATTCATCATCGTCCTCTATGAGCAGCTCCGGTTTGTCCATTTGCTTCCATCGCTTAACGTGTATTCCACCCAGCCCTCACCGTAATCGGTCTGCTCACCCGGCACAAGATTAGGGTGAAAGAGATGGTCGTCGCAGCCTTTACGTTGCATAGAGTCGGTTAACAAGTGGTCATGCTTTTCGCACTTCCAAGTACCCTCTGGCAGCGGAGTTGAGTACATACAGGTTCGGCACGATTTCTGCGTCGGCATCTCGCTGTTATGGCAAAAACCATGGAACGAACAATACTTGCACTCATGCCATGCGGGGTCGCTTGAAACCTTGCTCGGCGGTCGTGATGCAAAAATGATGCGCTTGGCTTTGTCGATAAACTTCTGCGCGTCGCCTTCGGAGTACTCGGTGCGGATGCTTACGATGTCTCGCACACCGGGACTGCCTACAGTCATGTAATGACGCTCGGCTTTGAAGTAGTGCATATACACTTGAGCCTGAGCGTAGTAGACGTAATCCCACTCTCTGAGTGTGTTCTCTTCGCCCTTGCTGATCTTTAAAGCAGAGATCTTTTTAAACTTCTGCTCGTTAACAATCTTGCATTCCCATACGTGAAGTTTCTTGGGAGATTGCAAAAGACCAGTGATGAGTCCGTCACAGTTGCCACGGAAATGACCGCCGTGATCTTGGAAACTGTGCTGGACACCGGGTTCCTTTTCCGTGGAAAGATTCACTCCGGGTATGAGCCGCAGCCAATCTGCCAATACCTTTTCGCCCCGATGCCCATCTTCAATTCGTCTTAGGCCAGAGGCTTCAATGAAGCCCTTCTTAGCCCAGCGGAAACTTAACCACAGTTTACGCTCACAGTTTTCACCAATGCTAGAGGCACCGAGATATATGCGATCAGATCTAAACTGCGCTTTCTCCAAGGCAGCGTCTAATGCAAGCAATGTCGGGTCTTGTAAATTAGGTAGTTTGACCATGATTTAAAGCGGCATGACACCCCAGAGCGCGCTCAGCTGGGGGGAATTTAAATGACACCCTGAGGTGCCATGCCTACCTGTTACTTCTTATTCCGTTCCCAAGGCTTTGCAACGCTCGCAGCCGGAGCTGCGGGAGCCGGAGCAGTCGCGGTGGGGGCTGCGCTTGCCGGGAAGTACTTCGCAGTATTCTGCAAAGAACCATCCTTGCTTTCGGAAATTTTCAGCACAACCTTGATCGGCTTCATGTGAAGCTGCTCAGAGTCCTGAAGCGACACAATCCCAATGGCATTGCAAATTGCAGAGAGTTGCCGATTGGCAATGTCTACTGCCTTCGCGTTGTCATTGAAAAGATTGAGTCTCTCAAAGAACTTGCCACGAACGGGGCCGCTCAGGATGTCGAACTCCAACCAGAGATACTGGCCGGTGCCTGACTTGGTGGTGCGCATGTCGCTGTTCACGACTTGCATGGTGTATTCGCCCGCAGGTCGCGGCTCATAACCGCTTTGCTGTGGGGCAACTTCTGAAGCATTAAAGTTTAACTTTGCCATTTTACTCTCCTACGATTTGGCTCATTGAATTTCCGAGGGCTTCAGCAAACTTGCCGTAGTCCAGCGGTAGGGTGTCGGGCAGCGACCAACGAGACTTGGCTTGCCAGCCCGGACGTTCTTGGGTGTAAAGCACTCGGTTCCCCGTGCCGATGGCGCGAGTTACCTTTTGATTGAAGCCGACATCCGACTTCACCGTGCTGTACTGCTGATTGGCGAACATCATAATGTCGCACCACTCGCTCACCAGACTTGCGCTGCTGTGATGCAGGTCAAGCTGATAGCGGTCATACGGATCAGCAAGCGGGTCATCAAATCTGCGAACCTGCGAGTGTGCAAGCAAAATGATTTGCATGTTCTTGTCAGAACGCAGATGGTCAAACCCGTCAAGCAACTGTCGCCAGTAATCGGCAGCGGCTTTGTAGCCACGCCCATAACCGATGGCATCAATGGTCTTGACGTTGTTGTCTTGCGCAACACGCTTTTGGATGAGCTGCTCGGCCCAGTCCGCGCTATCTAGCACGACGGTTTGAAAGTCGTGACTCTCTCCAGCGAGAACGCCGATACACTCCAGAATGTCATCAAAACTTTGGCAGAGCGGGAACGCTGTTGCAGAGACAGCATCAAGGCCCTCTTCGGTCTGGATGAACACAGGCTCCGGGGCTTGCGCCGCGAAGGTTGATTTACCGATGCCGTGCGTGCCGTACAAAACAATACGCGGCGGACGAGCGGTGCCAGTCTTCTTGAGACTAGCAAGTGATATAGCCATGGTTAAACTCCTAATTCAATTTTTACGTAGGTTTTAGCGGGAACAACAGTGAGCGCACTGCTCAGGATTCGATAGAGCTGCGGTTCGTTGTTAGCGAGGTACTTGACCCCGGTCACATCGACTTCGCGGACTATCTTCACCGGGTGCATTGACGCTGGAATCTTCGATGCAACACTCGCATCAAATAGTTTCCAGTCGATCTTGCGGATGAGCTTGCCTTCAATGGTGATCTTGTAATCACCAACGGTGTGCTTCTGTTGCCCCTCTTCTTTGGAACCGAGGACAGCAATCAGTTCTTCTTCCAATTCAATCCGCTTTGCTTTGGCTTCAGACTCAGCCTGCTTCGCGGCCCAAAGATCATTTGCAATTTCAGTTTCATTTCGCATATTCACATCTCCTCATTGACTGGCTAGGCCAGTGAGACGGACGATACACCCCCTTGTGACGGAATGCAATAGGTGGCAAGATGTCACTCGTTAGGGGGCTAACGGAGGATGTAATGACCCTGAATGACTACTTAAAGCAAAGAAACTTGACACACGAGGAATTTGCTGAACTGCTAGGCTGCAACCGAACCACGGTCACCAAGTGGCTTGACGGTTCACGAGTCCCCTCTGCTCGCTGGGCGCAGATGATAGAGGTGCGCACCGAAGGGAAAGTTAAGGCGAAAGAGTTGCGTTTGCCGCCTTCTAGGGGCAGCGGACAAAGACTCTACGGCGTGATTGTGACCCGTGGCCTGACGATCCAGCAGGCAGCGCGTCTGATGAGCATGTCTCGCAACACTCTTGCGGCGTACATCAAAGATCAGTCAAAGCCCTCTCGTATGCACTTGGCTAAGATCCGTCACCATTTTGGAGTATCTGTATGATTGATATTGTTTTTCATGGCACACCGATTGGTAAAGCCCGTCCGCGCTTTGGTCGCGCCAAGAACGGCAACGTCGTAACCTACACGCCAACCAAGACCCGACAGTTTGAACGCGACTTTAGATCGCTCGCTCAAGTTGCGATGATTGGGAAGACCGTGTTAGAAGGTCCTGTCAAGGTTACGATCACGGCGTACTTCTCCCACAAGACCAAGACGGGATGGCACGTTTCCCGACCCGACCTTGACAACATTATCAAGGCAGTTCTTGACGCGCTGAACGGTATCGTCTTTGACGATGATGCTGCCGTGTGTGAACTTGTCGCTTCAAAAAAATACGACGACAACGAACGGGTTGAGGTTCAAGCGAGCAATGTCTGAAGAATACATGTTTGAGTATGGTGCGAAGCTCGTTGACGCGGGCTACAGCATCATCCCGATCATGCCCGGGACCAAGCGGCCCGGACGGTTTGACGGTAATCAGTGGGCTGAGTTGCCACGATGGACCACGGTCAAAAGCATGCAGTCGCATGTGGACATCTGGAACAAGTGGCCCGGTTGCGGTATCGGCATCCTGACCGGCAACGTCGTTGCAATTGACATCGACGTACTGGATTCATCCGTCGCCATTGCGGTCGGTAACGTTTTCCAAGAGAAGCTCGGCAAGACAGAGTTTGTGCGTATCGGCAAATCCCCGAAGGCACTCTATCTCTATCGTACCGATGAGCCGTTCTCCAAAATCAGCATGCACCCCATTGAGGTGCTGGGTTTGGGCCAGCAGTTCGTGGCCTACTCGACACACCCCGATACCAACAAGCCCTACCAATGGCCCTTCTCTGCGCCCCATGAGATGCCTCTGGAGGCGTTGCCCCTTGTGACCCGGGAGCAAGTGCTGGAGGCGTGTGAAGCCGCTTATAAGGCGTTACCGCCAAACTTAAGAAGAACAAAACTCCAGACCTTTCTTCCCGACAAGGACGCCAAGACTTCTTCAGAGGGACTGACAGGGACGCTGACCGCCGTACAGGATGCGCTGAAGTTTGTCCCGAACCCGGATCTCTCGTGGGACGACTGGAACCGTATCGGCATGGCTGTCTACTGCGCCACCGAAGGCAAAGGTTTCATCGTGTTTGACCAATGGTCACAGGCTTCGGGCAAGTACAACCAACTCGAAACCCGCCAGCGGTGGGACCACTACAGCAAGTCGCCGCCCTCCAAGATCGGAGCCGGAACGCTGTACTACTACGCCCAGCAGAATGGCTGGGTTCCTGCGCCGCATTTAAATCTCAATCCCACCAAGGAAGTTCGGGTTGATCTCACGGGATTGATGGACCTTAAGAAACTTCCGCGTAGCACCAAGGCCAACTTCCCGCATGAGTGGTTTGATAGCCCCTCACTCGTAGGCCGCGTCACGCGCTGGATCTTGGCGACCGCCCAACAACCGCAGCCGACCTTTGCGCTGATGAATACGCTCTGCATGTTTGGCGCACTCTTTGGGCGGCGGTATGCCATGACGCAACTCAACACGCGCTGCAATCTCTTTGCGATTGCGGTGGCCACACCGGGTGCAGGCAAGGACCACTCGCGCCAGCAGGTCAAGAAGATACTGGAGAACGCAGGACTCAAGGACTACATCTCTGGCGACCGCTTCTCATCTGGCGTTGCCATTCTGCGAACGCTCCACGACTTCCCCTCGCGCATCTCTCACCTTGACGAGATGGGTTTGTACCTACAATCGCTCACCGGGAAGATGGCAGCGTCTCACCAAAAGGACATCATCAAGACCTTGCTTGAGGTCTACTCCAGCAGCAACGGCACCTATCACGGTCAAGAATACGCCGACAACAAAGACCGCAAACGCTTTGACATCAAGCAACCGAACTTCAACTTCTTCGGCACTACGACCCCTTCGTCGCTGACCAAGGCTCTTAACTTTGAGATGCTCGACAACGGCACCATGAGCCGCATCTTGCTTGTGCCGCCCTTTGAAGAATACCCCGACAGTCAGATCCCCGAAGCGGGGGAAAACCCACCCGAGGAAATTCTCAACGACGTAACCGACGCAGCCTCGGTCGTCCCAGCGGGCATTGGCAATCTCACTAACCTTCAGCACGTTGCATCGTCAGCCGTCGTGCCCGTTATGATCAAATGGGAAGACACCGCCTTTGACGAATACAACAAGCTCAAGGAATGGCAGATTGAGTGCGCCCGTCGCAAAGACTATCTCTGGGTACGCTTCTCAGAAATCGCACTCAAGATCGCCATGATTGAAGCCATTGCCCGTAACCCTG